AGAAGTAATGGATGATAATGAATTTGCGACTATTCTCAAATCAGAGATAGAGCAAGCCAACAATTACTATGATACAGAGCTTTCTTCTGATCGTGTAGAGACCCTACAGTTTTATCTTGGCGAGCCATTTGGCAATGAGCAAGAAAACAGATCAAAAGTAGTCCTCTCAGAAGTGCGTGATACCATTGAGTATCTGATGCCCTCTTTAATGAGAATATTCTGTTCTAGTGATAAGTTCTGTCGCTTTGTTGGACGTAACGCAGAAGACGTTAGAGGTGCAGAGCAAGCCACAGAGCTTGTGAACTTTGTACTCAACAGCCAAAACAACGGCTTTACGATTTTACATAACTTCTTTAAAGACGCATTGCTGTTTAAGATTGGCGCACTAAAGACATATTGGGAAGAAACAGAGACTACAGTTGAGGAGACCTACGAGCGATTGAGTCAATTGGAATTAACCACCCTACTCGATGACCCAGCGATTGAATTAAAGTCACAGGAGGTTGTCGAGGAAGGCGTTACCGATCAGATGGGCAACGAGATACCTACTGAGCAGTATTTTAATGTCGAAGTTAAAAGACGCACCAAGAATGGCAAGGTAAAGATAGAGAATATACCGCCTGAAGAGCTTATTTTTTCGCGTAGAGCGAAGTCTATGGATGATTGCACATTCATAGGACATAGAACACAAGTAAAGGCTGGTGACCTAATAGAACGTGGCTATGACGCAGACCTTGTTATGTCACTTACAGGCGATAAAGAGTTAGACGATGAGTCAGAGCGTCAATCTCGTTTTCAGGACATAGAGTCTAGCCCCTATGATAATGCTGTAGACCCCACCAACAGAGAAGTATTGGTGACAGAGGCGTATATCAGGGCTGATTATGATGGTGATAATGTGCCGGAACTCCGCAGAGTTATTGTCTTAGGCGATAACTACGAGATTGTAGAAAATGAGCCATTTGATAAGATACCTTTTGCGATAGTCAGTCCAATACTGATGCCTCATAGAATGGTGGGTTTGAGTGTGGCTGAAATGGTTATGGACTTGCAGTTAATCAAGTCACAAATCTATCGACAGATGTTGGATAATCTGTATCTAACCAACAACTCTAGAGTGGCGGTTGTGGAAGGACAGACCAATCTTGATGACCTTCTCTCAAGTAGACCAGGGGGAATTGTTAGGATGCGGGCCCCTGGAATGGTACAGCCATTAGCCGTTCCACAGTTAGGCGCACAAGCGTTCAATATGCTTGAGTATGCAGACCAGATTAGAGACCAGCGTACAGGCTTTTCGAAAGCCTCTCTAGGGCTTGACCCAAAGCAGCTACAATCAACATCAACCAACGCTGTAAACGCCACTATACAAGGCGCACAGCTAAAGATAGAGATGATTGCGCGTGTCTTTGCAGAGACGGGTGTTAGGGATATGATGTTTAACATCCTCCATCTTATCCAAAAGCATCAGGACAAGGCGGTAACGATACGCTTGCTGAATGAATATGTGGATATAGACCCAAGAGCCTTTGCGAATGAGTACGACTTAGAGGTTTCTGTTGGTCTTGGTAATGGTGAAGAAGACCAGAAAGCAGCGATGTTGGTACAGATTGCCAATAAGCAAGAGCAGATGCTGAGAGAATTAGGTATCAATAATCCTGTGGTAAAGCCATCGCAGTACGTTAACACACTCAAGAAGATAGCAGAGATGGCTGGGTTTAAGGATACAGACCAGTTCTTTAGTAGCGGTGAGGCGTTAGATCAGGCTGCACAACAGGCACAGGAACAGCCACCAGAGCAGAACATTGAACTTCTTAAGCTACAGGAAGAGTTGAAGCTAAAGCGTGAGGAAATGGAAGCCAAGATTGCGCTTGAGAGAGAAGAGATGTTGGCAAAGATTGAGTTACGCAAGTTTGAATTTGAGGCTGAACTTACACTTAGACAACAAAAACTCGCATTAGGTGGCGATATATCAACGAACCTACCGACAGCCCAATGACAGACCTAGAGAATGAGCGTCACAGAGGCGCAAGGGCTAATGCCATAATGAGTGACCCATTGATGATTGAGTCATTCAAGACATTAAAAGACAACTACTTTGATGCGTGGGCAAATAGCCTACCTACCGACACAGCAACGAGAGAGCATTGTTGGAATATGTATAACGCCATCAAAGAACTAGAAGGACAACTGGATTCTGTCATTAAGACAGGAAAATTTGCAGACAGACAATTAACAAAAGGAGTTTAGGATGCAAGACAACCCTAGCAACCCTCAAGAGGGAACTGGGAACTTATCGCAAAGTGATGCGGTAAACCTATTATTGGACACGAATAGCCCTTCCGAAGAAGTAAGCGAAGTCCAGCCAACAACCGAAGTGGAAACTGAAGAAGTTGAGGCGGTTGAAGATCAACCAACCGAAGCAGAAGCAGAAGAAACAGAGGCAGAGGAAGTCACCGAAGAAGAGGTCGAAGAGACCGAACCAGAAGAGACCCTCTACAGAGTGAAAGTGGATGGTGAGGAGTATGACGTTAATACTGAAGAACTTATCAAAAACTATCAACTTGAAAAATCGGCTCAAAAAAGACTACAAGATGCTGCGGAACAGCGAAAGCAGTTAAGCAGTAAGGAAGCGTCTTTAGAGCAAGAGCGTCAGAAATATGCTCAAGTCCTACAAGTGTACGAACAACAGTTAGCACAACCTCAACAGGCAATGAGTCAGGAACAGTTAGCGCAACTGAAAGCAGAAGACCCTATTGCGTATAATACGTATTTGGTTGAGGAGCAGCAGAGACAAAGCAAACTTCAAGCGGTTCAACAAGAACAGCAAGTCCTTAAGTCTCAAGAACTGGCAAAACAGGCTGATTTACTGCTTGATCTAATCCCATCGTGGAAAGACCAAGGTGTAGCAGCCAAAGAAAAAGGCGAATTAGTGGGTTATTTACGAAATCAGGGCTTTTCGACTGATGACATAAATAATGCGACTGATGCAAGGATAGTAAACATGGCACGAAAAGCACAACTTTACGACAATCTACAAAGCAAAGCGACTGTCGTGAAAAAGAAAGTGGTTACTGCGCCTAAGATGGTAAAGGCTGGACAGCCAAAGCCACGTACAAACGTACAAGACAAGGCAAAGAAAGACGCTTGGGCAAAGCTTAAAAAGACAAACAGTAGAGATGCTGCTGTCGAATATCTTTTAACCAAGTAGCTATTTAGGAGTAAATAATATGGCAACTTTTCTAACTTCAAATGCGGTCGGAGAGAGAGAGGATTTATCAGACGTTATATATCGTATTGATCCTGATGAAACCCCTGTTTTTTCTAACGCACAAAAAGAAACAACAAAGGCTGTAACGCACGATTGGCAAGTCCAAGAATTAGCGTCTGCTGCCGATGATAACCATGTCAACGAAGGGGCTGACTTTTCCTACGTCAACCCAACAGCGACAACGAGGCTTTCAAACGTACACCAGATTGCAGCACAAGCAGCAAGTGTGAGTGCAACCTTGGATACAGTGGACAAAGCTGGTAGAGACAGAGAGACAGCCTACGTCAAGATAATCAAGGCGATTGAACAAAGAAGAGACATTGAAAAAGGTCTTTTCAAGAACGAAGCAAAGTCAGCTTCAGACCCAAGAAAGACAGCAAAGTTCTTGTCCTACATGAGCAATGTTGTTCTTGAGTCTAACTCTGCGGTTGCCTCAGGTGGTGACGGCAGTGCAGCAGCAACAATGTCTGGCACTAACGATGCTCTTGAATTAGCCGATATTGAAAATGCTATGAAATTAGCGTATGAGGATGGTGGACAGCCAGATATGCTTGTTCTCTCTCCAGCTAACAAAGTGGCGTTTTCTAACCTATCATCAGGAAGTGTTGCGACTAACCAATTGACTATGACAGCACCAAATGAAGCAGCAATCATTGGTTCTGTATCTCTGTTCCTAACAGACTTTGGTACGCTAAATGCTGTTATTGACAGAAACGCAACAAACACAGAAATACTTCTCTTAGACAGTGACTACTACGCAATCGGTCACTTACCAGGCAGAATGTTTAGTGTGTCTGATGTAGCTCCTACTGGAGATGCAACAAAGTTTGCGATCATTTCTGAGTATGTGTTGATCAATCGTGCGCCAAAGGCACACGCTGCAATTTTTGATTTAAATACATCATAATTATAAAAGGTTGAGGGGGTGTAAGCCCCCTCTCCTCTTGAGGATATAATGAGAAAAGTTTTACTAAGTCAAAATCCCCATACAGGGAAAAAAACATGGATTGAAGACACTGTTGATGGTCTTCAGGTAAACACACAAGTCAACGTATCTCCTGTGCTTGATTTCGCCAAGAAACAAGAGGGAGAATATCGTTATGGGTCGTTGATTGGAAACACCCAAAAGCATCAACAAAAGATAGCTGAGATACCAGCACCTTTATTTTTTGAATTACAGAAGAAGTTTGGTCACTTCAAACACAATAAAAAGAAGTGGCTTAAATGGCTACAAGACCCTGAGAACAAACATTTTAGAACGACTGGTGGTCGATTAACATGAGTTTAGATACCTATTCTAACCTACAGACTTCTATAGCTAATTTCTTGGCAAGGGATGATTTAACTACTAATATCCCTGACTTTATTTCGTTAGCAGAAGCAAGAATGTCTAGAGAGTTAGATACACGATCACAGGAGACTTCTACAACCATATCCACTGTGGCTGGAACAGAAAGCTATGCCTTACCTACTGATTTACGTGAGATAAGAGTAGTAAAGCTAAACAACAACCCTAACAGGGTTTTAGACTTTGCAACCCCAGATAGCTTTTTTAAGACGCATAGCTCTGAAGGGCAAGGAACACCAGTTTCCTATACAATTATAGGGTCAAATATTCATGTGCGTCCTATACCTGATGCAGTAATAAAAATAGAGGTTATATTTGGTAATGGCATAACTGCCCTATCCGACTCTAATACAAGCAATACAGTGCTAACACGCCACCCAGATTGTTATTTATATGGGTCTCTTGTTGCAGCGCATACCTTCCTAATGGATGAGGCGAGAGCTACACAATACGATGCGTTGTTTAGCAGAGCCATGACAGAAGTAAAAAGAGATACGCAACAAGCACGATTTGGCGGTGGTGCGTTAACTATGAAACAGGATTTCGGTGCTACATGATACCTTTTGGAGAGTGGCTACCTGACCAAGCCCCATTGAACTCTAGTGGTGCAACAGTGGCTACGAATGTCATAGCTGCTGCAAGAGGATACAGACCCTTCTTGGGATTAGCAAACTTGTCACAAGCTGCTGATGCCTACTTACGAGGGTTCTTTGCGACTATTGATAGTGGTGGCACAGTGCATTTATTTGCTGGTAACGCTACAAAGTTATTTAAATTTAACGCTGCAACAGCAGCTTTAGACGATGTTAAAAGTGGTGCGTATACATTAGCAAGTGACGATCAATGGAAGTTTGTCCAGTTTGGTAACAGTGTCTATGCAGCAAGTGGATTAAGTAATCTGTTGCAGAAATACACACTTGGGTCTTCTAGTACCTTTGCCGATGTATCTGGCTCACCAAAGGCTAAGTTTCTTGCTGTTATCCGAGACTTTGTAGTGACAGCGCATAACAATACAAGTTCTACGAATAACCCTTTTAGGGTGCAGTGGTCACAGATCAACGATGCGGATACATGGACAGTAGGGTCTAACCAAGCAGACTTTCAGGATATACCTGATGCCGGAAACATCACTGGCTTAGTTGGTGGTGACTTTGGGGTTGTCTTACTAGAGCGAGGTATTGCTAGGATGCAATATGTTGGCTCTCCTTTGATCTTTACCTTTGATATGGTGGAGACAGGACATGGGTGCGATATACCAAACTCTATATCAGCACTTGCGCCTACACAGATATTTTACTTAGCCTCCGATGGCTTCTTTATGTTCAATGGAGAGCGATCAATACCGATTGGGGCTGAAAAGGTAGACTCTTTTTTCTTTGATGACTCATCACCGCATCACTTAGATAGATTGAGTTGCAGTATAGACCCAATAAATCAAGTGGTTGCATGGAGTTATGTATCTAATGAAAGCGTTGCTGGTACGCCTGATAAGATAATAATGTATAATTACGCTGTTGGGCGATGGTCATTAGCAGAGTTAGACCATGAGTTTATAGGCACAATTATATCGCCTAGTTTTACACTTGAGGCGTTGGCTACTATCTCAAGTAGCTTAGACGCATTGGGTACGTCTTTGGACTCACGTTTCTTCAGAGGCGGTCAGAGTGCCTTTGCTGCAAGTTCCAGTAGTAAGATTGCGTCCTTTACAGGCGATGCGTTGGCTGCAACATTGGAAACAGCAGAGTTTGAGCCAGCAAAACTAAAGAAGTCACTTGTAAAGAGTGTTACACCCTATGTTACATCGAAAGATGTAGCTCCTACCCTCACAGTACAAGTGGGGTCTCGTTCTCGACAGATTGATACTGTTTCTTTTACTGCGTCTGCCAACCTGAACACTGATAACTTTGTTCCAGTTAGAAGTAATGGTCGCTATCACAGAGTACGGGTTAATGCTAGTGGTGGTACTTGGCGTTACGCTCTAGGAGTAGATGTTGAGACAGCTAGTCTAGGAAGACGCTAATGGCTGATTTTAACTTTCTGCGTTTACCTCAGTCTGGGGGAACGCCTAGAGAGGTTAGTAGTGCCGTAAATTTACTGCTCGAAGGCAAGCTAAACTCTACTGGGTCTTTTACGTTAACGGCAAGTACCACAACAACTACAGTCACAGATTTAAGGGCTAGTAGTGATAGCGTTATTTTATATAGCCCATTGTCTGCAAATGCGTCCGCAGAAGTAGGCAACGGCACAATATTTATATCTGCACGAAATAAACAGAATTTCGTTGTAACACACGCGAACAACGGACAAACGGACAGAAACTTTATGTATGTAGTTTTGGGATGAA